GCGGCAAGAAAACATACGTGCTGGCTTCGCACTGATGAGGGCAAGCTGCTAAGGCTATATCCTGTGCAAGATGCATTTGACTCTATTCGCTTGGGCACACTCGATGGGGCCAGTGTGCTTGTCCTAGGTAATGAAGTCCAGCATTACTCATCTCATGATAACGGCAGCGTTTTGTATTTTACCATGATATTAGATAGGAGTTTGATTTGAGCCAGCTAGTACCACAATTTGTTTTTTGCCGCTCCGTCCTCAGCGAACACGTTGATGGCAGCTTCCTGCCAAACAAGCAGAACGCTGATGATACCGGCTATGACGTAAAGGCGTGCATCCTAGACGATCAGGGCCAGCCGGGCTCTATCACCCTGCACCCTGATCAGGCATTTAAGATTGATCTAGGAATTCGCACCATTGCTCCTCCGGGCTGGTGGCTGCAGTTAAATCCACGCAGCAGCACGTTTGCCAAGCTACACCTCGTATGCCTGGTAGGGGTGGTAGATAACGGATATGAAGGCGCTATGATGCTGGCCGGCAAGTATCTGCCGCCAAATGAAGAGGTAATTACCATTAACCACGGGGATCGTGTTGGCCAGCTTATTCCAATGCGGCTAGAGCAGATGGATTGCCTTTGGGTTTCGGACGAAGAGTTTGACAACCTAAGCAAGGCCCGGCACAATACTCGTGGCACAGGCGGGTTTGGCAGCAGCGGCACCTGATTCAGCCAGCTTGTCCAGTTATTTATCGCGACGCTAGTGGCGCAAAAGGAAGCAAATGGAACCGCTCAAGAGTCACTACCCGTTTCCTAGCTATAGGCCAGGCATCGAGGAATTGCTGGACAAGCTGGACGAGAATGAGGATAAGCAGTATTTCATCATACGTGCGCCAACAGGGCTGGGCAAGAGCGGACTGGCCGTGGCACTTTCGCGCAAGCACCACACTCACGTCCTTACTGCCACAAAGTTGCTACAAGATCAGTACGCCTCAACCTCACAATTTAATTCTGAGTTTGTACTAAAAGGTAAGAGCAACTACAACTGTTCGATCTCCGGCGGTTCTACCGGAGATGCGCCTTGCGCCAGCAGGAAGCTGCTGCAAATCGCCAAGTCTAAGTACGACATCCCTGAGAAAACTCCGCCAGAGTTGCGGCAGAGCTGTGCCAAGCACAACAAGTGCGAGTACTACAAGAAGAAGTACGCCCTGCCACACACATCTGGCGGCATTCTTAACTACGACCTGGCTTTCTCTAGTGGCTTTACTGGCGGCGCTATCGTGCTCGACGAGGCGCACAACTTCATCGACAAGGTTCTGGATTTCTATTCTCTAGAAATTCACACAAAGCGAATCTTCAATCTTCTGAAAATCCGGGACTTGCCCAATCAAACAAACTATGTTGATTGGCTCAAGCGGGTTAAAACTGCGGCAGGTATGCGGGCTGAGTCATCTTCAGATTCAAAGACTCTGGAACAGTGCAAGCAGATCTCTGATCGGGTAGGTGCCATTCTCCAAGAGGCCCGGCTACCTGGCGACTTCTATGTCGACACTGAAAACGAAAAAGTCCAGATTAAGCCTATCTATCCCGCCACAATGGCGCACAAGTTCCTTTCGCGATTCCGCAAGATTTACTTCCTCTCAGCTACGATTGATGTTAACTTTGCCAAGATTCTAGGACTGGACCCAGAGAAGACTATTGAGTTAAATCTGGAAAGTTCTTTTCCGGTTGAGCACAGGCCGATCTATTTTCCAAAAGATATTCCTACGATAAACTACGCCACAAAGTTCGGCAGGGACATGCCAGCCGTTCAGCTGCTTGACGCAATTATGCAGCGGCACAAGGGCCAGCGTGGTATTGTCCACACATCTAACTACAGAATTTTCAGCGCCCTGCAGACAATCTACGGCAAGAATCCACGATTTACCTGGGTAGAGCAGGGCGCCAACAAAAGCATTGCGCTTGCTCACCACCGGCAACAGGCAGACTCGATACTTGTAAGTCCATCTATGATGGAGGGCGTAGACCTGGCCGATGATCTAGGCCGCTTTCAGGTAATTATTAAAGTGCCTTTCCCTGCAAAGTCAGAGTACATGGAAGCTCTAAATAACGCCATGCCTGGATTATATGAGATGGCAACAAGAAATTCTCTTGTACAAGCCTATGGCCGAGCGGTAAGATCAGATAAGGATTGGGCTCATACTTATGTGCTCGATGGTAGTTTGCGTTTTATGCTAGAGAGTATTGACTCGTATTTTGCAAAAGCCGTCAGGATGGGCACCTGGGAAAAGCTAAAGGCTGCCCTGCAATCAGGGTCAATCGGTGGCGAGATAGTAGTGAAGTCGGAGGAATAATGTCGGAGAAAAGCTTTTTTGACAAGTTTAAAAAGAAGGCTGGCGAAGTTCTCGGGCACCCGTATGTGCAGCAGGCCTCTTCCCTAGGGCAAGAGGTTCTGAACATTACTGCCAGCCTGGCTCACAATCGTAATCCGCTAAGCATCGGGTCAGCCGTTATGGCTGGGGCAAATGTCATTGCGGATGCGCTAAATATCGAATTTGTGAACCCGATCAACTTCTACGTCGAGAAGCACAACCTTAAGGTGCATAACGGCGAGCTACACAAACTGCTTATTAAATCTGGAGCAGAATCAGTCTTCTCGGTCGGCACGGTTATGAAGCTGGACAATATGAGCATGATCCGCATGACTGTGGCGGATGACTCAGAAATGTACTGGATTCACAGGGCCTCGCAGGTAGATCGCTTTGACATTTTTGCAAGCCCGGAAGAGATCGTAAGCCAATACTGGCTGTCGCCAGACTTTGATCACACGCTTGTCCACGACTTCTTTTGGAATAAATATCCAACTGGCATTAATCTTTCATATGGCAAAAGCTCTGGTGACTCAAAAGTAGAGGTAGAGATCTCTGCCTTGCCTGTTTCAAATCAGTATACTGACATGTCTGCGCATCCTGTTGCCGACATGGTATCATACCTTAATCTTTCCAAGAGCATGTCCATTAGCCGCAGCTTCCTGTTGTACGGCAAGCCAGGTACCGGCAAGACCAGCTGGTGCGAGCGCATCGCACAAGACTTCGGCAATCGTCTGGTAAAGGTTGACGCCTCATTCCTGGAGAGCGTTGACAACAAGGAAATCGAGCAGATCCTTTCTATTCTTAAACCCGAGATCGTGCTTTTCGATGATTTTGACCGCGTAGATTTTGACGAATACGAGGGCAAGTTCCTCTATATCACGGAAAACCTAAAGCGCAAGTACCAGCGGATTTCCTTTTTCGCCACGGTTAATGACACAGAGGAGCTTGGAGAAGCCCTGCTGCGACCGGGCAGGTTCGACGAGAAGTTTGAATTCTCGCTGCCGAGCGCTGATTCGTGCTTGGAAATCATGCAGTCCTATGCCAAGAGCCTAGATGTTGCGCTTATCGCCAGCGAAGTAAAGGTGGCAATGGCTGGTCGCAGGTTTACTCCGGCAGAGTGCAAAGAAGTAGTCCTTCGCTTAAAGCTGCGACCGACCTCAAATGTTCGGGACATCCTTGACGATCTGCGGGCATTTCATCCTGGAGAAGATGATGCTGAATCACTGGACATAGACAGTGATCCTATCGTAGCTGATTATCCGGCTGACGAAGCCGTCTCTAGACCGCGCCGGGCAACGCGAATAAAACGAGTAAATCCTGCTCCAGCAGGCAAGAAAGTAAAGCGCAAAGGATTCAATACTGATGGCTAATAGCATAAACTTTGCCAGTCCCATCTCTACTCACATGGGGTACGCAGAGATGGGCCGGCTGATATGGCCTGCCCTGCGGCGGGCGGGTAATGTTGGTTGCCTTGACATAAAACTACAGAGCAACGATGCTGACATGGGCCAGGTCGCCAGGGAGATGCTTGCCGCAAAACCTTTCGATACGCCAGATATTACCGTAATCAACATGGTCCCGATTCTGTGGGACGGCATAAGGGGCAGCGGCAGGAGCATCGGTTACACTACTTTTGAAGCTGACCGCTTGCCGGACGGCTGGGCAAAAAAGATTAATGAATACGATGCCTGCTGGACGACCTCGCACTGGAACAAGGAGGTCATGATCAGCTCTGGCGTGAGAGTTCCGGTACACACCGTTATGCCCATTGCGTCGCGCCCCGAGACCTTTAAGCAAAGCCCCAAGTCTGGAAAATTCCGCTTTCTAGCTTCATTTCAATGGAGCGAGCGCAAGAATCCCTCTGCTCTCATTCGAGCTTTCTGCGCAGCTTTTAACGGCAACCCTGATGTACAACTAGTCCTAAAAAGCCATGTTACTGCTAATTCTAACGAGTCGGCTGCAATCATCAGCAAGGAAATAGCGGGTATCGTTGGCGGCATGAAGCTGCGCAGGGCTCCCGATATCCAGCTGGTAGCAAAGATTCATTCCAGTGCCGAGATACACAAGCTAAACGATTCATCACACGCGCACATAAGCCTTACGCATGGGGAAGGCTGGGGACTGCCGCCATGGGAAGCGGCCATTGCAGGCAAGCCAGTAATTACCACTGGTTGGTCTGCGCCCGCTGAGTGGTTAGGATCCGGTTATCCATTCCTGGTGAAATACAACATGACCCCCGTAGCTGGAGTTAATCCGAAGATTTCTCCATTTTTCAATGCCGAAATGAACTGGGCCGAACCGCACTTGGATGATGCTATAGATAAAATGCGCTACGTTTTCAATAATTATTCTGACGCATGTCGGGTAGCTGAAGACAGGCGCGCCGAAATACTTGATACCTACACAGAGGACAGCACATTTAGCACAATAAGCCGCAGCCTGCATGGAGAATAGCTTGAAATTTGCAATGACTATGACCGCTTTTAAGCGACCCAAGTATCTACAAACTGCACTAGACAGCCTGAGCAAGAACGGCGGTCTAGAAGACTATGTACTGAACTTCGGCATTGAGCCAGGGAATGAAGAAGTCATAGGGATTTGCAAAAGCGTAGGCTTTATGCAGAGCAACGCTGTAGTTAATTACCGCAAGCTTGGTGTTCGAGATAATCCTTACGAATTACTAAAGCGCACATTTGATAGCGGGGTAGATGGTGTCCTCTACCTAGAGGACGACATAGTGATTTCCGCCGATGCCGTTGGTTTGGCCACCTGGTACCTGCATCACCCACGGCGCAATGAGTTCCTGTGCCTGAATCTTTATAATCATGACAGCCGGGCTGATGCTGATCCAGCCGCTACTTTTGCAGGATCGAAATTCTCAGCTCTAGGCTTTGTCATTACAAAAGAGCAATGGGCGTCTCATTTTGAGCCAGCTTGGAAGCGCGACTCCCGTGGTTGGGATTTTAGCATTACCGGCTTGATCGCTTCTGGTCTGCACGTTTTACAGCCACGAATCTCGCGCTCACATCACATCGGTCGCGAAGGCGGCACGCATTACCGCGCCAACCGAGACGATGTCATGTATGTAGCAAATCCAATGTGGAGCGGCCCTCCACAGGAATTTAAGATCGAGGAATGATATGAACGGAAGCGTCGTAATCTTTGGCGAATTAGATGCCGACAAAGTCGAAGAGAACTGCCTAATCGGCCTTGAAAGGGACGGCGCCTTCGAGCTACACGAAGTTATCACGAAAACCTCTGAAGGCGACAATCGCTGCGGTTTACTTATCTGTCGCAGCTTCCTTGAGCCTGAAAAAATCAAGACCCTCAGCTTCTGGACCGATATGGACAAGACTGTCTTTATCCCGGCACTGCCGTCGAAGATTAGCGACTTGGTATTAGTTAAGCAAATCGCAAAAGCCCAGACTGCCGACGTTCAGTCCGACCTAAAGCACGTGAACTTAATGCCCCATGTTGACTTCTTCTGCGAAAAGAAGATGGCTAGCGGCAACTATAAGTTTGTGCTGGTTCATAGGTCATCTAACAAGTCGAATAAAATGATGTACGTCGAAGGCATGAGCGGCAAGCCAATTAATCACCGCTATCCACGTAGCATAATTGCTTACGACCTAGCTCGCCAAAAGAAGCGCCTAACAAGCCTCGGCTATGTCGAAAAGGCTCTTTTGAAACAAACATGAAGCTAGAATCCTATATTCTCCGATATGGGACAGGCGCAGACCTGGTAGCCGAGGGTCATTCTGCAGAGGCAATTCATGCCATCATAGCTCTGCCTCCTGAGATAAGGGGGATGGTAATTGATATCATTCCTTATGTCAACGAGATATATAGCAGAAATAGCTTTGAAAAGAAAACGCACATAATTGCCGTAACCGAAAGCGGTGCTTTCGTCTACTCGCATCCTGACGGCACACTTGTACCGCGCCATCTGGCAAAGTATGGCATGTTTAAGTTTATTTTCTGGCAGGCTGATGTATTTATCAGAACCGGTTATTGGATGGAGCCTGGCACCTCGAAGTCTCTGACAATAGGCGCTTGGCACAGCCCAAGGGAACGGGCGCAGGCAGTTGCCTTACTTGCAGCTGTACCACTTGTTGTGCCAGTAATAATGGCAGTAGAAGAACTTAAAGAAAAAGCCAGCGCTATCATTGCTGCGTTTTCAAAACGGGGCAAGAGGTAGGGACCAAGGCAACGCGCGCGCGCCCGCGCGCCCGCGGCGGGGCCGCCGCCGCGCCCCGCGCCGCCCGACCCGGCCCGCCGCGCCGGCAAAAAAAATCACCAAAGGAAACAGAAAATGTCAGATTCTGATGTCACGCAGCTCGCCCCTCTATACGCCCGCACCGAAACGGGAGCTGTCCAAGTATGGATTGCCGAAGTACAGGGCCCTCGCTTTCGCACGATCTCAGGCCAGGTAGATGGCAAAAAGATAACTTCCGAGTGGACAGTTTGTCACGGCAAAAATACCGGCCGCAAAAACGCCACAACTGATGAACATCAGGCGCTGCTAGAAGCCCAAGCTAAGTGGAAAAAGAAGCTGGATTCCGGCTATAGGGAGAACGTCGCGGACATTGATCAACGCAAATTCGTAGAGCCAATGTTGGCCAAAAGCTATGACGATTATGCTGACGCTATTGCGTTCCCGATCTATAGCCAGCCCAAGTACGACGGCATCCGGTGCGTTGTCACTGCCGACTCAATAAACTCCCGCAACGGCAAGCCTATAGTCAGTGCCCCCCACATCCGGGAGGCCCTGGCTGCACTTTTTCAAAAATTTCCTAATGTGGTGCTAGATGGCGAGCTTTATTGCGACAAGCTCGCAAATGATTTTAACAAGATCTGCTCGCTCGTAAAAAAGACTAAGCCGAACGGCGTCGATCTGGAGGAGAGCGCTGCAACAATTCAGTACTGGATCTATGATATCGCAGACCCCAGCATGCGCTTTTCTGAGCGCAACCAATGGCTACTGGATAACTTGCCGGACCATCCGGCTATCCGCCGCGTGCCTACTGAGCTGGTTGCCGACGCTGCAGCACTTGACGCTCTATATGAACAGTATATGAACGACGGCTACGAAGGGCAAATGGTGCGGCTAAATACGCCGTACGAGTTCAAGCGCAGCCGCAGCCTGCTTAAGCGAAAAGAATTTCGTGACGAAGAATTCACAATTCTGGGAGTAGTAGAGGGCGAAGGCAACAAGACCGGGATGGCGGCATCCATGCTTTTCAAGAATGCCTCAGGAGCGGAATTCAATTCGAACATCAAAGGCGACCGCGACTACTTACGCGGCCTGCTTGCGGGCAAAAACGAGCTAATCGGCAAGCTGGCCACTGTAAAGTACTTCAACCTAACTCCTGATGGCGTACCGCGATTTCCGTATGTTGTCGCCATTAGAGACTACGAGTGAACTATGAAAATTACCAAAACTTCAGCTGCTGGAATTAACCTAATTAAAAAGTTCGAAGGCTTTAGCTCAAAGCCGTATCCTGATCCAGCAACCGGTGGAGTGCCCTTTACCATCGGTTATGGCTCCACTTACTACGAGGACGGGCGCAAGGTAACGATGGCTGACACGCCCATCACAGAAGATCGAGCAACAAAACTCCTGGCACAGCTACTCGATCACTACGAGCGCGGAGTTGATTCCCTCTGTCGGGATGACATCGGCCAAAACCAGTTCGATGCTCTCGTTTGCTTTGCCTATAACGTAGGCATTGGTGCGCTAAAGGGCAGCACGCTTCTCAAGAAACTTAATGTAAACCCAAACGATCCGACCATTAAGGACGAGTTCCTACGCTGGAATAAAGCGGCCGGGCGCGTAATGAAGGGTCTTACTAAAAGACGAGCGGAGGAAGCAGATTTATACTTTAAACGCTGAAAACAACGAGGCAGCTATGCCCGCCACAGCCATCCTGATACCTGGTGCCGTACATACTATAAGTTTCCTATCTAACGAGATGCCAGCCGAAGGCCCAGTGCAGTTCTGCCTTTATGAAATCCCATGGCAGCATTGCTTCGAATTCTTCCCTGACAATGATCTCCGGATGACTGCAAACCAGCTGCTGAGGGACCATGAATCAGCTGACTGGCTTTATGACCTAGAGATTGACCCCGCAGGCAAGCAACGAATATCGCTACATGGCCGTATTCCCGCTCCCCCTGTACCAGCTAGCCCGCCAGTCGAAGGCGAGCCCGATCCACCAGCAGACACATGAGTGTCTGCTTTTTTTATACAACGCCATCATCGCTAGACCCGACTGAATTTAATCTGTAAGCTATATTCGGGATGGTTCTAAAGAAAAAAAGCAATAGGAGTTTGAATGACATTCAGCAGCAAGCCCAAGTTCGATCCGTGCGATATTCCAGAAGATCTACCACTGCTGCCTCTGCGGAATAGCGTGTTTTTCCCGGGCGCGGTGATGCCTCTTACGATTGGCCGAGCTCGCACGATCCGGCTCATTGAAGACACTATCGAAGAGAGCTCTCTTATTGCGATTGTGGCTCAGCAATCACCGGAAGTAGACGACCCTGCTCCAATGGACCTCTACAAGGTAGGAACTGTTGCGCGAGTAATCAAGCTCGCCCGCACCGGCAAAGACGGCTTTTCGATTGTTGTAGAGGGCCTCGCGCGCTTCCGCGTAGCGGAAGTTACGCAGACAA